CCATCATCAGTAATCAGTCTGTTTGCACCTCCACCAAAACCTACTTCAGTTAAATCAATGTCTAAGTTTACTGTACCAGAAGTACCACCACCAGATAAACCAGTTCCTGCAGTTACGCCCTCAACATCTCCAGTATTAGTAGTAAATCCAGAGTCATTATTAAATTTACTTAATCCAATAGATGATAATGCGGTTGATACAGATTGATTGCTAGAATTACCTAAAAATATTTTATCTTGATTTAAATTAGGAGTTGCTGCACTTCTACCTGCACCATCTACTTTAATTGCACCAGTAGACGCATGGCTACGAACTACAAATGCAATATTTTGAATTTTAGAAGATTCTCCAGTTGGTGGACTTTGAGTAAAAGTTCCAGCTGTAGTATTTACATATAAAATATTTCCTTGGGAAAAAGCTGAAGTATCAAAATTTTCCAATGCACCAGAAGTAATAATACTTACAGAATTATTTAAAGAAGCATCAGTAGAAGCTACACCATATGCTGGCATTTTACTAGAATCATCTGCATCTGCTTTTGATACAACAGGTGTATTTCCTGATAATCCAGAAATATAAACTACATCACCTTTACTTAAATCTTCTCCAGCTTGTCCTGTAAAAGTAATTGCATTAGATTCATCTGCACTACCAGAAGAACTACCACCAGAACCTGTTAACTGAATTATAGTACCTGAATCATTGATATATAATTTATTATTAGCTCTATCAAAAGCCATTTCTCTATCTACAATATCAGATGTTGTAGGTAAACCACTCCCTGCTTTTATTTTTATAATGTTAGACATTTAAGACTCCTAATAAGTTCCGCCATCAAAAGTAGTATTTGTAAATCCTCCAGATGCTGTAATTGCTCCAGTAAATGTAGATGTACTTGATACTGCCAAAGTTCCTGTTACGCTTGTGTTAGTACTTAAAACCCATTTAGTTCCTGTATCTGAGTAAGAAATACTTTCTACTGGAGAAGTATCGCTTCCAATATAGATACCAGATGTATCTGCAGCAGCTGAGGTTGTAACTCCGTCTGCAATAACAACTTTTTTATCTTCTACAATTAAATTAGAAGTGTTTAATGTTGTTGTATCTCCTTGAACTACTAGATTACCAGATATAGTAATATCACCTGGTAATGTTAAATCATGAGCTAATTTATCAGCTGTAACTTGGTCGTCTGCAATATCTGTTGTAACAATAACACCAGTTCCAATAGAAGCTGTACCGCCTGCTGCAATGTTAATATCTCCAGAAACATTTGCAAAAATTGAGTCTTCTAAATTACTAAATGTAATTTTTTGTGAACCGCTATCTGTAGCATCAACCATTGGAATAAAATCTTCTTGTGCAATAGTTGTTTCAGCTCCAAGTTCATTTAAATCTAAAGATAGACTATGTGCTATTCCTTCACCTGAAGTTGCACCAGAACTATCAATACCAGTACCTCCAGTTAAAGTAGCTACATAACTACCAGTTGTTTGAGTTCCAAGAGTTACTGCATTATCTGCTATTTTACCTGTAGTAATTGCATCATCTTGTATCTCTGCAGTTGCAATACCTAAATCTTTAATTACTACTAATCCATTTCCATCTACAGAAAAATTATCAGTAGTAAATTTTGCTAGTCCAGCTGTTGATGAACTTGCAATAGGTATATCATTAATTACAACATTATTTAATGATGTAACTACAACAGTTCCTCCTGCGTCTGTTTGTTTACCAATATATAAAACCTCAGAAGCATTATCCCAAGCTATTTCACCATAAGCTAAAGAAGAAGGAGCTCCCGTCGTATTCCATACACCTCTTTTTATTTTTAACGTATTTGCCATTTTTTATCTCCCTTTAAAATCCACCGCAATCTATTTCAGTATCATCTATCCATTTTTCAGTAGATGAATCATATTTTAAAAATGCACTATTTTGCGGTGATGTAATATTGGTATCTTGTAATTGTACTAATGTTCCTTCATCAAGATTGTCAATATTTGCAATTACCACATCTGTAGTACCATTATCAAATTTTAAGTTATTGTTATCTATAAATACTAATTTAGTATATATATCTTTAATTCTATTTGGTTTTGTTAAACTTCCACCCATTATGCATTAATCCCCTTATCGTCATAAGTCTCATTATTCAGACTTGGTTTATCTGTATATATCGTATTCTTTAATGTTGGTTTATCTGTATACACAACATTATCTAAAGAAGGTTTATCTGTAAATACTAGTTCAATATTGTCATTAAATGAATCATTTAAATCATCAAAGTATCCATTTACATTATCAAATAGTTGCAAACCAAATGTTCCATTTTTCCAATTATTAGCCATTAATAACTCGATTGCCTTACTTGTCTCATTCCAGATATACGCCCTCTATTAGCATACATCTTACCTTCTTTAATTCCTTTTTCAAATTTTCTTTCAAAGTATGGAGCCATCTGAATCATCTCTGGTTTAAACTCGTATCCTTTTTGTATAGCTCTATCTACTAAGTATTGATGAAACTGCTCTGGCAATTCACTGGTTTCATCCATTGCACTAGCTGCTTTATCTAATGTATTAAAATGGTCAGCTTTTTTATAATAAAACAATGTTATTGTTTGTGCACTATCTAAGCTAGCAAATCTATTTACTTCACTAGCTAGTGGGTCATACAATGCTAACCCTATTGAATCTCTTTCAATCCAATATACATTTTCTTTTACTGAGCGATTATATACTCTTGAATAATTATTAGACATTATCTAAATCCCTATATTTAGGTCTACCTTGTAGACGTTTAATTGTTTTAGCATTACCTGCATCATCTGTTAAGTCCACTGACTTTACTTCCAATATACTATCTTTTAATCCATAATAACGTTGGTTTGCTACTGTAGTAAATTGTGTAGCTTCTTCTAATACCAAAGTTCTAGCACTAAATTCATCTTGTGCTTCATTTAACATCAAAACAATTTCATTAGTACTTAATTCTGGATGATGTTTTTTAACTTGCTCTATCATCTGCTGCAACTTCATTTGGCACTCCTATTGGTATATATGGTTGTAAAAATGTTACTAAATCTTGTGATACTATCTGGTATTGTTGTGCTAACCAGTTATAATCCTGTACCACTTCTTGGAATGATAACTGGTATTCTTGTACTGCTTCGTTTACTTCAGCTTGATATTTATTTAAATCAGCAGAATATTTAGCTAAGTTATCTTGATTATCTGCTACAATAGCTTGCATTGCGTTAATAGCATTCTGTATTAAACGTTGTGATTTTTCTGCTTGATTCTGTACAGAAACATTTGTTGCAAGTTGTGCAGTCTCTCTAGCTGCTGCTAAATCATTTTGTGCATCTGCAATATTAGCTTGTAAATCTCTTTGTGCTTTATCTAGCTCTGCTTGTATATTTGCCTGATATGCGGTATTAGCTTCATTAAATTCATTTAATTGGTTTTGTATATCTGTTTGAAATTCAGATAGTTGCTGTTGAGCTTTATTTAATGCTATAGAAGCCATTTCTACATCTTCTGAAGTAAGCAATGCATCAACACCAATGGTAGCTGTAGTATAATCTACAGAAGAAGATATAGTTCCATCATATGTAGGTGCAGTACCTAAATCTATTTTGTCTGTAGCAGATACAGTTTCAGAGTTTGTTACTGTACTAGCACCTGCTCCACCACCAACATCTGCATTTCCTGGCCCACTATAAGTAACTGCAGTTAATAAATCAGCACCAGTGGGTGCATCTATGGTATCTAACGAAGTAATTAAATTAGTTAAAGTAGTATTACGTACATTTAAAAACTTTCTTAATACTTGTTGAGAAGCATACAATACAACTCCTCTATTTAATTCTGCAGGAAAGTTGTCTATAGAACTATCACTAACTGCTACAGATGTATCTGGTGTTATATGAACTACACTTGCAGTTTCACTAGCAGTAGGTGTTGGGAATATATTCAATGTGCTATCTAATACATAATACTTGGGGTCAAACTTGCTAGTATAGTAAATACTATTTACGTCATCTAAGTTATGTCTTTCACTTGAATTAATCTCCACACACTCTCTACTTCTGCTACCATCGTATCTAGTAACACTGCTTATTCTTAATACATTTGCTGTAGAAAGTGTAGTAGGACTATCATCTAAAGTTGTGCTTTGAGTTAACTTAGCTTCTATATCTATATTATTCATTACATACTTAGTAATAAACTTTACACCCTCTACTAAGTAACTATCAGCTTCTGTAGTGTAAGAACTAATACTTCCTGTTATTGCTTCTATATCTGTTTGAAAACTCATTTACTTTCCTATTTTCCTTTTATTCTTTCTGGTAATTTACCTGTTCTTTTAAAATACTCAAAAGAACTTTCTCCTGGTCTAGTATTAAACACCTTCGGTAAAGGGTCGTTAATAGAAGGTCTTTTAGTTTTTTTAATAGCTTTATCAATAGGACCTTTTGTCATATTGTCGGTACTATTCATAGATTTTCTTTTTGTTTTAATTTTTTTAGCAAGCTTTTTACCGCCTTTAACTGCCGCTTTTACTCCTAATTTTAATAATGGATTTGCCATTGTCTTCTCCTTTTATTTTAAAATTCTTTGGGGGAGTATATTGCAACTCCCCCGTATTCAACTATTAGCTAAATTTCAAGATAGCGTGTGTTTCAGGTAGTTGAATTTCAAGACCTGCTTCTGTAAGAATCATGT